CTGGACACCAGTTCCTATCGTTCCCAAGTTCGTAAAGATTGTAGTCAACAAGATTCTGTCTTCTAAGTTCTACCCCAACATTGAAGCTGTTGATCCTTTGTCGCGCAGTGAGAAGGACTACGAGAAAAATAAGATGAAGATATTCATCGAGAACAAGGACATCCTAAAGGAGGCGAAGGACTCAGGACTTCGCACCGAGGTAGACCCAGACTCTCTTCCCGATACCGCTGAGGAGACCGAAATTTTCCTTGAGACTAACATCAAGACCGCTGCAGAGATTGCTGCACAGATTGGCATCAACTTAACGCTAAGCTGGAATGACTTCGACGAGCGCATTTTTAGGCGCAATGTCGAAGACCTCGTCACCTGTGGTATTGCTGTCACCAAGCGTAGCAATGACCCCAACTACGGAATCGTTGAGGACTATGTAGACCCAGCATTCTTCATCCACAGCTTTACCTCTGACCCAAACTTTACGGATATAACCTACGCAGGCCACGTAAAGCGTATGAGCATTTCAGAGCTTAAGCGCACAGCAGGCAACCAATTCACCGAGGACGAGTACGAGAAGATGGCAAGGACGGTTATGAACCGCTTTGGCAATGACTCTAGCCGACTGATGGGCTCTGGATACGACCCAGGTATGGAGCGCTACTACTACGGCTATGACGAGTACACCATTGAAGTCCTTGACTTTGAGTTCGTTAGCGTTGACAACATCATCTTCGAGAAGAAAGAGTCTCGTTTTGGAAACATTGGTTTCTACTATAAGGGCCACAAGTACAATGCCCCACAGCAGAGTGTGTATGATAGGGAGGCTGTTTATATGCAGAACCAGACGCTGTATGGTGGTAATTACATCCTAGGGACTGACTACATCTACGACTACGGGTTGAAGAAGAACATTCCTAAAAATGTTCACGACCTCACCCGCACCCGGATGAGCTACAGCATTGTGGCCACCAACATCCGCAAGTCTATCCCTAAGTCTATGGTGAGCGGCATCATCGGCTTTGCCGACCAGCTGCAGATCACCCACCTAAAGCTCCAGCAGTCTATCGCTAAGGCTAAGCCCGATGGATTGATTATCGACATCGAGGGACTTGAGAACGTACAGCTAGGACGTGGCGGTGAGCTTCAGCCTTTGGACCTTCAAGACATCTACGAGCAGACGGGTATCTTCTACTATCGCAGTAAGAATCCTGACGGCAGCTTCCAGAACCCACCGATACGTCCCCTTGAGAACGGCATCAGAAACATCAACGAGCTCATCACCATCTACAATCACGCGCTGCGTATGATTCGTGATGCTACGGGCATCAACGAGGTTATGGATGGAACGAGCCCTAAGGGAGACCAGCTTGTTGGCGTACGCCAGCAGCAACTGGCGGCAGGCAACAATGCTCTTGGGGATATTAGCAATGCAGCGATTGTGCTGTATCGCAGGATCTGTGAGGACGTCGTGAAGTGTCTTCAGATACTTCCTCCTAAGTCTATCCTATACAAGGCCTACGAGACGGCTATTGGCAGGGAGAATATGGCAGTGTTATCTAGCTTCTCTAATCTGCCTATGTACAACTTCGGCGTTAGGGTTGTCGCTGATATGAACGAGATTGACCGTATGTACCTCGAGCAAAACATCCAGGCGTCTATTGCCCAGGGTGAGCTTGACATCGAGGATGCTATTGCTATCCGTCAGCTCAGGGACATCGACCAAGCCGAGAGGCTGCTTATTGTACGCCGTAAGAAGCGTATGAAGGCTCGTCAGGAGATGGCCCAGCAGAACTCTCAGTTCCAAGCTCAGGCCAACGCACAGGTCGCTCAGGTTACAAGCCAAGCCAAGATGCAGGAGGACCAACTGAAGGCTCAGTTGGACGCTCAGAAGATTCAGCTAGAGGCTGAGGCTAAGGCTCAGCTGCTGCAGGTAGAGTATGGACTTAAGATGCAGTTAGCTCAACTGCAAGGAGACTACGGAATCAAAGAGCAACAGATTGAATCTGGCGTACGACAAAGTGCTGATCAAGAGGCTGAGGACCGCAAGGATAACCGCATTAAGGAGCAAGCAGTTGCACAAAGCAAACTGATTGCCCAGCGTAAGGGAGACCGTGCGGAGTTACAGAAGCAGGACCTCGAGGGTCAGGAGGATATCGTAGATATCATATTAAATCAATAACTATCTTTGTAGGGAAATAAGACTCTTCGTTTAACCTTTAACCTTTCTATTGTGTCTTACAGTAACATCACATCCACTCCCAACTTCCAGCTTGCTGCGTTTGGACAGAAAGGATTTCGCAAGATAACCAGCGCATTCACCCCCGTTGCGGGTGAGGAATACCGAGTGGTATATGCCCTTCAGGATTCAACAATAACTCTTGTTTCGGTAAATGGTGACGGTCTAACGAGTCAAACTCTTTTAGCTGGAACTGCCGTTTATGGTTTATTCACTAGCGTAGCCTGTGCCTCTGGTTCAGTGCTAGCATACATAGCCTAAGAGATGCTTGGCCTTGGGATGCAGCTATTCAATAGACTAGGGCAAACCCTTAGTACATACATTGAGGTGGTGTGGAATACCAGTATCCAAATTTGGAACACCTCTACAGATACTTGGAATACGTAATGGAAATGTGTTCTATCTATATGATTTCCAGCGGCGACAGCAAAAAGATATACATAGGTGTAACTAAAAAGCCCGTAGCCAAAAGATTGTCTGAGCACATCCAAGAGTCTAAGAATAAGATTGCGGAAAAGAAAAAGACAACATATAAGAATAATTGGATTAATTCAAAAATAGACAAGGGCTTAGAGGTAGAGGTGCATCAGATTGATTTAGTGCCAATCTCCGAGTTTTCGTTTTGGGAGCGTCATTATATATCTCTGTTTAAGAGCTGGGGATTTACGCTTATGAACCTCACCGAAGGCGGAGAGGGAATCTTTGGATACAAATTCAACGAGGAGTCAAGGCTTAAGATATCAATGTCTAAGTCTGTAGATGTCTACGAGGTTGACGAAAACTGCAATGTTTTAAATCACTTCAAATCAACTTCAGAAGCCGCGAGGTTCCATAACATAAGCAAAGGCTCACTTCAGAAACACTTGTCTGGAAAGAACAAGAGTTGTGCGTCTCGAGTGTTTACCTACTCGCCGGATTCCTTAGACCCAAAAGAAATTAAGTCTATCTTTGCAACGATGGAATCAAGACACAAAAGATCAGTAGTGCAGTACGACACCGATTGGAATTACATTTCGGAGTATGGCTCTATTTTTAGTGCCGCAAATAGTATAGGCTTGAAAAACGACTCCCACATAGGAGAGGCTTGCTTAGATAAAAACAAAACTTGCTACGGCTATCGCTGGGCTTTTAAACAATAGGATATGGGAACTGCACTAACAGGATTAGAGATTAAGGATACCTATGATGGTCTCGTAAAAATTACGGACAACGGGCCAATTAGCGGTACGGCTAAATTCTTATCTGATGGATTGGGTAATGATTCGGTTCTTGCTTTGTCAACTACTGCGGTAGGTATTGGTTTGAATACGCCAAGCATAAAGTTAGAGGTACAATCAACGGATGTTACAGTATCAAGATTTGTATCTACAAATGCTGCTAATACGGGTGAAATTGCTATCACATCAGCGGGTGGCGTAGGCAATAATACTCGTGGGCGAATTGTTGGCGGTTTTGATGCGGGAGGTTCGGGTTTCGGTGGTTTCCTTGCCTTCAACACTACAACTACGCAAAACGTGAACAATGAGCGTATGCGCATCCTTGAAGGAGGCAACGTAGGCATCGGCACGAGTACGCCTACTTCAGGTGGTGTAAGCAGCGGCCTTCGTATTAAACAATTATCTGACGGAGCATTCGGATTTACGGGGGTAGGAATAGAATCGGCTGCCGCAACCGCTGAATTATTATACTTTGGCAATACGGGTACGAGGGCAGTAATTGGCCAAACCTATTTAAGCGCAGGGGCCTATCAGCCTATTGCTTTTGATGTGAGCGGTGCAGAACGCTTCCGAGTAACTGCTTACGGAGTAACCTTCAACGGGGACACCGCAGTAGCCAACGCCCTTAATGACTACGAAGAAGGCACTTTTAGCCCGACTATTGCAGGAACCACAACCGCAGGAACTGCAACATATAGTGAACAACAGGGCAGATATACAAAAATTGGTCGTTTAGTTCAATTTGAAATTTTTATGGTTTACTCAGCAGGGACGGGCACGGGAAACCTTACTATAACAAATCTTCCGTTTACTATTGGTGGAAGTTCATACCCTTCATTTACTATTGGGGCATTTGATAATATAACTATGACTGCTCTTAATATGCCAATGGCGTGGGGCAACATAAGCACAGCCATTATACGCTTCGCAGAAATGCCCGTAGGTGGCGGTGCTCAAGCTTCCCTTGCTTATGATGCCGCAGGTGCTATTCAAATTTCAGGAACATATTCAGTATAACGATTAAACACAAAACAAAATGATTGAAGAAGTAATCTACATCAGCGCATTCAACGTCAAATTAGACGGAACTATTGAAGTCCGCAAAACCACAGACGTTACCAAAGACGGAGCAGTAATCGCTTCATCTTATTGGCGCACCGTGCTTGCAGTAAACGACCCTGCTGCCGATGAGGTATTGGGAGTTGATGGCTACTACCGCACCCTTGCCAACGATGCTTGGGCAATGATTCCAACGCCCGTAGTGGTTGAGGAGCCTGTTGCTGAAGAAGGAGCGGAAGCGTAAATTAGCAGGGAATTACCCTACTGATGGAACACCTACAACAACGGCTTGATGCATTAAAGCAGCAAGAGGCGAATCTACTAATGCAATTAGATGAGGTTCGTGTCTTGGTATCTGCATACGAGAACACCCTAAACAAAGATGACAAAGGAGTCGGCTGATAGCGTAATCACGTCTTGGTCTTTAACGGGAGCAGGACTTCTCGTAAGCTACGCCCATCAAGCGTTGGGTTTAGCCGTACTTGTAACCTCACTTGCGTACACTCTTTGGAAGTGGCGAAGGGACTACAAGCGGGACAAAGGTGCTAATTGAGCGCATCTTCGGTAATCCGAAGACTACTCTACTTGGGCTGATAATCATCGGCCTTTGTTTTGTGCTTGTGTTTTACGAGAAGGCCACGCTCACGGAGGTGAGTGCGTTTATGATGGGTGCGTTCGCACTTTTCTTTTTTAAAGATGGTAAAGAAGATGGCAAAGCAACAGGCGGTAAGCCAAAGGATCAGTAAAAGCAAGAAGCGAGGCAAGCATTCCAAGAGTGCATCTGCCA